TATCTACATATCTACTTAAAACATTTTTTGTTGCTTGTGTAGAATTTAAACCTTTTGCTTTCTCTAAATCATATAATCTTGCAAAAGCATCACCATATTTTTGTCTTATTAAAGCTCTCTTAGGATCGTGCTCTCTAAGAAGTTCTTTTGCACTTTTTAATGGACCTCCTTTACCTCCACCACCTCTCTCAGGTCTCTCAAATAAATCCAATCCATCAGCAACAGCAGAAAAAATATCACCGATGATAATGCCTGCCATCAAGGCATCTATGATACTAAACTTCTTATCAATTTCGTTAATTGCTACAGCAAGGTCTTTTTCATTCTTATCAATTTGAGCTCCAGTAATGGAACCCAACATTTTAGTTCCAGCAAGAGTAACGTTATACAACGCAGACCCTAAAGCATTGGTAATGGGACTTAAGTATTTTTGAAGTATCTCTACTCCTTTTAAAAAGTTACTTACACCTTCCATTATTTTTGGAAGATAATCAAAGAAGGTATTAACCAACCATCCGACAAACAAAAGAGTTAATGCATTTTTAAGTCGATCCAAGAAACTCATTCCAGGAATACGAGGTTTGGGTAAATTTAAAGTATTTTTTTTAGATTTACTTTCTAATTGCTTTTCTTCTTTCTCCTTTTCTTTTTTATCCTCAGTATCTCTTTTTTTGATGATTTCTTTTGTTTCTTCTTTTGCCCTTTTGCTTATAATACCATTTATCTTGACTAAAGTTCCGTAAATTGGAACTAGTGCTCCACCAGAAACCCCACCACCACCTTTAGAACTGGGAGAAAATTTACGAACAGCACCTACATTAGAAACTTTAACCATAGAAGATGAGAGTTTTATCCCTCTACTTCCTGCCTGTGGTAATAGTTTTTGTGATGAAATTGCCATTTTTATCTAACGATTTGTCTGGCGGCTGCAGCACCAACACCTTGAGGGTCTTGTTTTGCTGCTGATCCAGATAGAACTGAACTTTCTGGTGCTTGTCCTTGTTGACCTCCAGGAACACCGGTGATTTGGTCTATTGTTGGAAGAACATCAATACCTCTAGCATTAAAGGGTTGAGTGATGTAATTTAGATAAGCAGATGTCATTCTCCTTTCTTCTTCCGAGGCAAAAACAATTCCTTTTGATCCCGTTGATTGCGGTGATGATGTTTCATCATGATTTGTGTTGCTTCGTGGATCTGCATTGGTTCCACCATCTAAACCATCACCCGGAGCAGGTTTCCCTGTAAATGGTGTCATATAATTATATTTACTTAATGGATCTATTCTATTTCCTGTTCTTTTTGGTTTCCCAACATCTAGTGGATTTGCTGCCATTTCCCAGTGCAAGTGTGGTCCAAATGATTTTCCAGTGTTTCCAACAGCACCTAATATTTTTCCCTTTTTAATTTCAGCACCAGCTGTTAATCCTTTGCCAAAAGCACTCAAGTGAGCGTATAAATGTCCAAACCCATCTTTATCTGTCCAATAAACACTATTTCCGTAATTAGCATCATTTGCACCTTCTTTTCTCGTTTCTTGAACTCTTCCATCCATAAAAGCATATAACTTTGTTCCGGTAGGAGCAGCTATATCAGTTCCTTCGTGAAAATCTGGTTGACCATTTAGAACTCTATTACCTCTTCTACTTGTAACCACAATACCACCACCGGAAGCATACATTCTTCCACCAGAATATGTTGGACGGTTTGTTCCACCTCCAAGTTTATTCATAGAAAGTAAGAAGTCTTCACCAAATGTTTTAACTGCTGGTTTGGAGAAAACGATCTCTCCTTCAGTCAGATTGGCAGGGACCCTATCAATTCCAGATGGACCCTCAACTACCCCACCATCATCATACTCACCAACTCCTTGTAACATTCCATATGGACTTGCTGCTCCCATATCACCAACACCACCAACACCCTGAAGACCTAATCCCCTTCCTGCTTGTGCTCGTGCTTTATTTTCTGCTTGAGTTTCTCCTGCCTGTCTTTGTCCAGTGACTTCATTTGCGGCAACAGCAGCTCCTGTAACAGCGAGTGGAACTGCAACAAAAGGATTTCTAACAATTCTAGCAGCTGCACCCAAAAGTCCTCTACCACCTCTACCTCTACGAAGACCAGAGAGAAGACCTTTTCCTTTTGCAAGGTCAGCAATCATTCTAACAAGGAACTTTATTAAATTTCTCCCCAACCACCTAACGACTTTAACTAGTGGATTATTAAGAGCAACATATAAAAGTAATAACTTTCCTGCATTTCTAGAAAGAAAATCTACAATTGCATTAAAAGTTGTAATATTTTTGGGGTCTGATATCCAATCTATAAGAGTATTTGCTACCCACCCCAAAAGTAAAAGACCTATAGCATCACGAATTCTTTGAAAAATACCGATGACAGGCTTAAAGGTTTTTTCAAGTGCGTTAACAATTCCTTTGGAAGTCTTTTCTAATGAAGACTCTTTTGCTGTTTTATCTTCCTTATCTTTACGTGCCTTTTTATCTCTCTCATTTTTCTTTTTCCGTGCTTCTTCTTCTGATAAATTCTTCCAAATATCATTCAGAAGAGAATCAATTTTTCCTAAGATTTCTGCATTATCGTCTACAAAATTTTCTTTAGGTAAAACTCTACGTGATAAAGAACCTGCTGCAGGAGCACGATACTTAACTAACCCCGCACCTCCAGTTTTTCCACTAAAAACTGCCCGAGGATTGATTGTTGTTTTTTTAACTTTTACTGAATTTGTTTTTCCTTTAACTCTTTGAAACTCCTCACGAACTGCCATCTCTTCATCACGGGAAAGACCACCCTTTCCCACACTAATCTCAACTAACTTTTCACGCAAATATCCTTTATAGGATTGCATATCAATTTCATCGGTCTCTTCAAGGCCCAGTATTTTAAGTATGTCTGTGCTTACTTGTTCAACCGCCATTTTGTTGTTTGAGTTTCTCTTCTTCTAAATGTTGTTTTAATAAACTAACATAAACATCTCTTTCCCAAGGAATCCAATTTTCAATATCCCTCAAAGAATATTTATGGTACTGCATCAAGGCAAAGTTTATTTTATAGTATGACTCCAAATCAATATGGTTCATACTCACCCGAAAAAAGATGCTAAGCCCTCCAAAACGACGGTACTCTTAACTTTTGTTTTTGGATTTGTCACTTCAATTTTGTGACTCAACTTTGGCATTGTTTCAAAAAACTTTTCAATTTGTTTAAATTGATTTGAATTTAATTGTTCTAAAAATTCAATTAATTCTTTTTTAGTCACATCCTCCGATGCCCAAGATTCATCTTGATTAAAAATAACATCAATGCAGGAAGCAATTAAATCAAATGATTGTTCTATACTTGCATTATTACCAGTAAAATCAAAATTATTTTTAATAAATTCTTCTAATGATGGATATCTCAATCTCATCGTAAGATTATCATCAAGTTTAATGTCCTTATTATGTTCTTCTGTTTCCTGGACTTCAATTTCATCCAATACAATTTTGACTGGAACTGTCGTCTCTTCATCATCAGGACAAATAATACTAACTTCTACTTCCTCTCCAACAGATTTTCCTCTGATGTTCAAGAACAAGTATTCAATATCAAAAGTAGGTAATCTTTCAATTTTAATTCCCTTTGTAATGATACAATTATTCAAGACATTTTTAATTGCTGTAGAAATTTGCTTATTATCCTGACTTTCTAAAGCAAGAACTAATACTTTTTCCTCTTTAACTAAAAATGGTCTATATTGTACCTCTTGTTTTGTTGAGGGTAATACAAGATGGTATACTGGTGTGGCAATCTTCGGTAAAGGCATTGTGAAATATACAATTCAGTGTGATTATTTATTCAGTATCTTAAAATGTTGCTCTCGGGAAATCTCTTGTTGCTAAAATAATTGGACCTGGACCTCTACCTGCTCCTGCTGGATTTGGTCCAGGAACACGATAGGAAAGATCATTAGTTACAATTCTTCTAAGTTCAGGTACGTTCTGATTTAATGCTTCTGAAAGTAATCTTTTTTGTGTTGCTGTTCCAACTTTCTCAATCATTTGTCTATTTTGCAATGCATTAATGAAAAGATCTTGTCTTCCAGGGGGCACATCAGTAAGAGGATTGTTTATATCTAAACCCGTGGTATCAACGCCAAATTCTTGTTGAGAAGCTGGAGGAATAGTAGAAGGCACAAAAGATCCAACTCTATCAAATACATATCTATCATATGAAAAAGATACAGAGCATTTTAAAATGTCTGAGGAATCATATGAAACAGGCATAGATGTAATATCAATTGGAAAAGCATTTATAAACCTATAAGAAATTTTATCATAAAGTCCCTCATCTTTATTGAATTTAGCAATATAAAAATTGCACTTATAAGCACTTGGGTAATTAAATCTAAATGATCCCCTTTGACCATTTTCTTCATGAATCGCAGATCCATTTCCATAAGGACTTGCAATATAACTCATCCAAGATTCAAAAAATCTAATAACTTTATACGAACTATCAACATAAAAAGTTAATTGAAGATCATTGTAAATCTTTCGATATGGAAACTTTTGTGAGACACCTGGAAAATCAGTTGTCATCTCTGTCGTTGCAAAAGAGTTTCCTGGTAAGGAAGCTTCATTGCAATACATTCCAATATCACTTGAAACAAAGGCAGGATCTACTCCAAAAGAAGTTAAAATTTTACTAAAAGGAGGAGCTCCTGCATTAGTTTGTCCACCTGCAACAGTTTCATTTACTAAGTGAACATAGTACTGAGAAGTCTGTGCAAGTTTAGTAAATCTACTCAGTATTTCTGAGGTTTTATAATGTCTTACTGGAATATTTCCTGCCATGGAAATAAATATTTTTTAGTGATTATATACTATGTAGATGAGTTACAAAGGAAAGTTTCGTCCAAGCAATTACAGAAAATATAAAGGTGACCCAACCAACATCATTTATAGATCTCTTTGGGAACTTAGATTTATGAAATGGTGTGATACAAATGAAAACATTTTAGAATGGGCAAATGAAGAATTTTGGATTCCATATCGTTCTCCCCTCGATAATCGTGTTCATAGATACTTTCCAGACTTTTACGTCAAAGTAAAAGAAAATAATGGAACAATTAAAAAGTATGTAATTGAAGTAAAACCGATGCGACAAGTTCTTGAGCCAAAGATACAGAAAAGAAAAACTCAAAAGTATATTACTGAGGTCAAAGAATATGCCAAAAATCAAGCAAAGTGGGAAGCAGCAAAGGAATATTGCAAAGATCGCATGATGGAATTTAAAATCATTACAGAAAAAGAACTTGGGATATGAATAGAATATCCGAAAAAGATCAATCTATTATCAAGTCATACAGAGACCCTGATGATAGAATGATAGCAATTATCGAACTACTAACTGAAATAGATGTCATACCAGATGTAGGGCAACTATATACGTTTGTCTACTCGCCAAAGACACCCGAAATAGAATACGATCAACATCCTTTAGTAGCAGTGTCAGACATTTATCGTTGGGGATTTAGAGGATACAACTTTCACTGGAAATCCCCACACAACTACACTTGGTTAGAGTTAGTTGGTAATTTGCATAAAGTTCGAAAGGAAGAACTAAATACTTTATTAACATTGAACTATCAAAAGTTCAGAATAAATACTTAAAAAAAGTAAATGGGAAGATCGCGAGGATCAAATCCAGACCCTAAAAATCCAGCAAGAGAAATAGGTTCGTTTAATCAATCTTTAACTTTTCAGGCATCCAGCGCTGGAAGAGGTGGCGCTACACCAAATGTTACTACTAACAGAACTTATGTTTTAGAAGCTAATTATCAAACTGGAAATCGAGCATTATATGCTACTAATGCTTTCGGGGGTAGAGGATCTCCAGTTGCAACAAAAAGTCCAAATGGTAGATGGCAAGTGACAGGTGCCCTCTCTAACCCAGATGAAAGAAGTGCATTGCAGCAATCTTTAAATAAAGGTAACTTTGGAAAAACCTTAAACAATGAATTACAAAGTGTTGCCACTGGTGATTTAGGATCAGATCAATATAATAGAATATTTAATTCAAGTGTAGCAAAAACTCCAGAAAAAGGATCATCTCCTGGTGGGGGAGGAAATTCTCCAAAAGGACCTGGAGGGAGTAGCTCTAAGACTACTCCTGAAGATTCTGAAACAATGAAATCTGCAATAAGCACTGGAGTAAAAGCACGAACACAATACGCTTCCAGTTCTGAATTAAAATATCCCTCCCAGTATGATGGTAATGATTATTTGACAATCACTATGCTTCGTTATGTTGCAGACCCCAATCTTGGATTGGGG